ATTAGCTAATGGCAATGACCAAAACAGGCGTTGTGGACGAGAATACACCGCAGGCCGAGAAGCCAGCTGGCTGCGTCGGCCATATCACGCACCCCGTAAGTCCTCTGACCAAAGAATCTGCTGACAAGTTGGAAGATGACGCAGCCAAGCGGGCGGCGGATGCTGTCAAGAACGCATCAACAAAGAAGTAAGCAGGATGCTTGCGGCTCTAACTCACAGACGAGTGAACTATGTTGATGCCTTCTCAGTCTACAGGCGGGGAAAGCTTATTCGGCAACAACTTTCCGAATCCATTTCTCGACGTCGCTACGATGGCGATGCCAAAGTCTTTGCGCAATGCGCTGCAGTGGTGCGAATTCATCTGGTTGAGCAACGGTGTTTATCGCATGGCGATGGAGCGTGTCGCCTCTTATTTTCTGACAGAGATCGATGTCGGCGGCGAAGATGTCGGTGATGACGAGAAGGAGAAGTGGGAATCCTTCATGTCGAAGACGGTGGATGTACTGCTGGAGCTGCACAATGCCACGATCGACCGCCTCGCTTACGGCAACAGCTTTACGTCCCTGATAGTGCCGTTCAAACGCTTTCTCACCTGCCCTAAGTGCGGTTCATCTTATCCTCTCTCAGTCGTCTACGAGAATAATATTTTTCGCTTCTCCTGGTCCAATATGCAGTTTGTGGCCGAGTGCCCAACCTGCAAAGTCGGTAGTAAGTACAGGGGACCGTGGAAGGTGGACGACAAGCCTGGCAACTACGACAAGATTCACGTCAAGCATTGGCCGGTACACGAGATTGAGATCCTTCACGATCTCTATACTGACGACACGGCTTACTTGTGGCGCATCCCAGAAGACTACAAGCAGTCGGTTCGCAAGGGGCATCTGTTCCATCTTGAGCGTGTCAGCAAGCCATTGCTGAACGCGATCAAGCACAATCAGATGTTTAGGTTTCATCCTGATGCGCTTTATCACATGAAGGAGCCGACGCTATGTGGCGTTCGCAATCGCGGTTGGGGCATACCGCGGACTTTGAGCAACTTCAGGCAGATCTACTACGTGCAGGTACTGCGGCGGTATAACGAGGCGATCGCTCTCGATTACGTGATGCCGTTTCGGTTAATTACGCCTCAGCCTCGCACCGGTACGGTCAGCTCGTCCAGTGGACAAGCTCAAGATCCGCTGCTTACTTTCGGCGGCTCCAACTTCGCCGGTTCGATCCAGGCGATGCTTCGGCAGCAACGTCGTGACCCTGCTTCATGGCACACGCTGCCGTTTGCGGTGAATGCCCAATTTATTGGCGGCGACGCTTCTAAGCTGGCGCCGCGAGATTTGATGGATCAGGGTAATGAGGAGTTGCTAAACGCTTGCGGTGTGCCGATTGAGATGTTCAAGGGAACATTACAACTCCAAGCAGCGCCGGTGGCTTTGAGGCTATTCGAGGCAACGTGGCACCCATTGACCCGGGACGCAAATTCTTGGTTATCGTGGTTTGCCAAACAGATTGGACAAATTCGCAGTTGGGAAGATGTGGAGCCGAAACTTAAGCCGCCGACGATAGCGGACGATGCCGCAAAAGCTATGGCTGTGCTCCAGCTCACCACCGGACAAATGGTTTCTAAGACCACAGGATTAGCCTCCGTTGGTGTCAAGTACAAGGAAGAGGTCAAGCGTATGGGGCAAGAGGCGCAGTTCGAAGCTGAACAACAGGCTGAGAGCGAAAAGGAAATGCAGATGGCTGGATTCAGCCAGCAAATGGCTGCCGGACAAGTTTCTCCTGGACAAGGTCAAACCGGCGGTGGCAGTCAAGATCCGAGTGGTGGCGGTGGTGGAGGCGGAGGCGGTGGTGATCCGTCGCAAGGCAGTGCCCCCGGCCAAGCGCCTGTCGATCAATACATTGCGACCATGGGGCCTAACACGCCACAAACACCAACCGAAATGACAAGTGCTGCTCAGTCCCTTGCTCAGCAACTTCTCGGCTTGCCTGATGGAGTAAAGAATCAGCAGCTTGCAGCACTTAAAAAGAAAAGCGAGGTGATGCATGCGCTTGTCCGGGCGCAGATTGACGCCATTCGCGGTAAGGCCCGCTCGCAAGGCGGCGCGGCTGTTATCGCTCAAAATTTTGGAGGACAAGGCGGACAAGGTGGCGGAGGTGGGGGGCAGTAGTTAGCATCTTGTGGCGTGACGCGTCTGAGTTTCATTTTGCCCACGTTCGGTTCGCTCCGGTATGCCCGTCTATGCCTAGAATCCCTCCTGAAAACCACCTCTGAAGTTCGCATAAGCATCGTGATCGTGGACGACTGCACGCCTGTCGGCCAGTGGAACACTGACTGGTTCACCGACAAGCCCGACGCCGACATCCTTTGGCACCGTTTTGAAAACAATGGCGGCCTCACTCGCTCCTGGAACACCGGCTTCCTCATCGCCCTGGAACACCAGCAGCCCGACTACATCGTTGCCGGCAACAGTGACGTGATCGTGCCGTCCAACTGGCACCACGGTCTAATAAACGTGATCGAGTCCGGCGCCATGTTTGCCGGCCCCCTGACCAACGCCCCCGGTTGGACCCAGGGCAACCGCCAGGCGATCAGCATGTACTCACCTGCCAGTGCCATCACCTCCCATCCGAGCAGCGTAGAGAACGCCGGTCAGGCTGTGCGGAATAAATACGGCAACAGGTTTGTCAAATCACCCATCAACGGCTTCTTCATGTTCGGCGCCACGAATAGCTGGCTGGAGATCGCCCACGATACCATTCACGTCTTCCCGCCCGTGATCACGCACATGCCGTCAGGCCGGAAGAACCCCAAGCCGCTGATGCTTGCGCAGGAGGATTTACTCAATGCTGAGGTGAATAAAAGGGGTAGATATACTGCTGCAGCATTGGGCAGCTTCGTCTATCACTTCCGCGGTGTGAGCCGTGGCGGCAAGAACCTTTGTCCTGGTTGGTCCAGACTTCCTGCGGAGAAAACGTGAGCGCTCTGGCCGTATACACGTGCTTGACGGCCGGATCGCCTGATCAACTCAGGCCTGTGATCGCGCCACCTGACAAGAAGGTGCGATCAGTGGTGTTCATTTGCTTCTCAGACGTGATCTCTCGCGAGCAGGGCCGTGAACTGGGCTGGGAGATCCTTCCGCTGCCGTGGAAGCACCTGCTCTCGTCCAGCCGATCCTCGCGGTGGCCAAAGGTGAACAGTCATCTCACGCTGCCTGATTATCTATACTCAATTTATCATGACGCCACGCACCAGCTGGTGGTCAATCCGTGGGAGATAATCGAGCGGCACCTGGTCGCAGCTGACATGGCTATCTTTGCGCACCCGCAGCGCAAATGCGCGTATGCTGAAGCTGCTGCCTGTATTGAGTTGAAAAAAGACGACGCAGACACGATCAAGTCGCAGGTAGGGCGATATCGGGACCTGGGCTGGCCAGATAACCACGGACTGTTCGGTTGCAGCTTCCTGGTTCGTCGCAACACTGAGAAGACTGTTCTGCACAACCAGCTGTGGTGGAACGAGCTGAAGGCGTTCAGTTTTCGCGACCAGATTTCGTTTGGATACGCTGCTGCAGTCAGCGGTGTTCCATTGGCAATCATCCCAGGCAACCAACGCGCCCATCCGTATTTCAGGTTCTTCTCGCATGACAGGATGCCGGCATGATTAACATCACGACTTTTACAGCCATCTTAGGCCCTATAAAGGATCAACTCAGGCCAGTGATCGCCCCCCGGGACAAGAACCGCCGCTGCACGCGTTACATCTGCTTCAGCGACGCGATCGGTATCGAGGAGGGCGCCGATTTGGGATGGTCGATCAGACGACCTGTCTGGCGACATGACGACCCCCGTCGCATGGCCAGGTGGCACAAGGTGAATAGCGACTTGGCGATTCCAGACGCGGACTACACTTTGTGGTGCGACGGCAGCGAGCAGCTCAAGGTCAATCCATGGAATCTCGTGGATCAGTATCTGGCTGGTGCTGACTTAGCGACCTTCAGGCATCCTGATCGCGCATGCGTGTACGCTGAGCTTGAGATGTGCATGCGGCGGCGAAAAGACAACGAAGCTGCCATGAAACAGCAAATCGAGCGTTATCGAATTGCTGGCTGGCCCCCGAACAAGGGTCTGTTCGAAACCAATGTCGTGCTGCGAAGACACTCTCCTGCCGTGCTTGAATTCAATCGTGCTTGGTGGACCGAGATATCTGGCGGCAGTTTGAGAGATCAGCTCTCTGTAAATTTTTCTGCCGATCAGACAGGACTCAAGGTGGCTATTCTGCCCGGCAATCGCACTCGCAGTCCTATTAAAGTACACTTCCCGCATCGGTGATCGACTAAAAGCGCTTTTAAGGAACACACATGACTGACGCAGAGATTCTCAGAAATTCAATGGCCGCCGCCAAGCAAAAGCCCGCGGTTGAACCTTCGGCACCGCGGCCTGGATCGCCGGCCAACGTAGCGGCCAGTATTCATCCCAGCCGCCGCCCGGCAGCTTCTAAGCAACCGCAGCCGATCGAGGATGACTTTGACTACGCAGTGGCGTTCAAGCTCTCTTTTATCGGAATAGGCCAGGGAGGTGGTCGCTTAGCTGCAGCCCATCGAAAGCTGGGTTATCGCCGCGTGGCTGCGTTTAACACCACCGCCAGCGACTTCGATGGCCTGGAAGACGATATTGCCCGGCTCAGCCTCGACGTCGGCGGCGCCGGTAAGGACATGGCTCAGGCGCAGGCCGCAATGCGTGGTCGCGAAGAAGAGGTTCGTGATCTTATGATGCGAGCTTGGGGAGCTGAGACAGCCTACGCACTGGTCTGCGCCAGCCTGGGCGGCGGTACTGGCAGCGGATTGGCGCCGAAAGTGGTTGAGCTGGCCCGGAGGTACATGAAAGATCAGGGTTTGATTCCAAGAGTCGGTGCTATCGTCAGCCTGCCAACTGTGACTGAAGGCTTCCAGGTCTGCCGCAATGCTGTGAATGGATTCAATCAACTGCGTGACCTGGGCGTTTCGCCGTTGATCGTGATCGACAACGGCCGGATCAATCAGCTCTACAACCCGCCCATGGCCCAGTTGAATGCCACGGCCAACGACACTGTGGCGCAGATGCTTCACCTCTGGAATCAGCTCGCCGCAGTCCATTCACCATATGTAACGTTTGATCGCTCTGAGCTAGGACAGATTCTAGACAGTGGCTTGGTGGTCATGGGCGCTGCAGAGGTAGAGAAGCTGGACGCACCTTCCGACATTAGTACGGCTGTTCGCGAGCAGCTGACCCGCAACGTGCTGGCCCAAGTTGATCTGCAGACCGGTCGCAAAGGCGCCTGTCTGTTTGTCGCCAATCAGACTGTGCTGGACACGCTCAACAAAGACTTCTTCGAGGCTGGTTATGCCCAAATGGACCGCATTCTTGGTGGCGGTGAAGACAACGTGCCCACGGTGGTGCATCGTGGCCTGTACGTGGGCACGGATCCCGGACTCCAAGTGTACGCTCTCGTCGGAGATCTTCAAATTCCAACCGCCAAACTGCACGAGCTGGCGATCAAGGGTGGGCTCGGCGGCGTTACCAGCCGCAGTCGCCTGGCAGACCACTTTGGCGTGAACGACGCGAAAAACTCGTGAATGGATTTGCTGCTTGACTTCAATTATCGGACGGTTATATTGTCCGCCGTTCGATGCACCCTTTTGGAGCTGAAATGATTTTGCCTACTCTCATGTCGTATCTGAAGGCAGCGTAC